AACTTCTCCCCAAGGTGTCGAGCGACGCACAGGGCGTGGCTCACCAAACGACAACCTTGCAGGAGAGAAGCCATGCAGGAGAGCAAACACCGACCCACCAAATCGTCCCTCACACCCCCTCAGGCCCGCCTCGTCGACCTGATGCAGCGGCTGAACTTCGGCCGCATCGAGGACCTTCACATCCTCAATGGCGAGCCGCTGTTCGACCCGCCGCCCCGCGTCTTCCGGGACGTGAGGCCTGGCCGCGTCAACGGACCTCGCCCGGAAGCAGGCAAGGCCGACTTCGACCTCAAGGATGAGGTCATCGACCTGTTCGTCCACCAGGAGGCAGTGGGCGACGGCGTCATCGAGCGCATCGAGGTTCAACACGGTCTTCCGTTCAGGATGACCTTCGAGGAGGTCTACGCCTGACAACGCGGGGGTCGGCTCCCCTTTTCCTGTGATCGAAACGAACACCTGACAACTAACCAGCCGAAGAACGGAGGCGTTGTGGGTGCCGCAGATGCGGCAATCCTGCAACGCCTCCGCTGTTTGTGATCGCTGCCTCTGTCGGCATCCACGCGACGCCTCCCGGCCAACGGGAGACTGAAATGGATACCAACAAGAAGCATGAACAACTCACCAAGTACACCATGACCCTCGTCCAGTGCAAAGCGCGGCAGCTCGTCGGCAAGGCGGGCTATACGCAGGACGACATCGCGGACATCGAGCAGGACCTGATCAAGAGCCTGCTCGCATGCATGCCGCAGTTCGACCCCGCCAAGGCGAAGCTCAACACCTTCGTCGACCGCGTGGTCGGAAGCAAGATCGTCGACCTGCTGCGCCGCCGCAATGCGGAGATCCGCAATCACGGGCGGGAGGCCTTCTCGCTCAACGAGGAGATCGAGACCGAGGACGGAACGGTGGAGATCATCGAGACCGTCTCGCAGGACGAGATCGACCTCCGCACGGGCCGCTGCAACCGGCCCGAAGCCGAACGCGCCCACCTCCAGATCGACCTGAATGCGTTCGTCGCCGGTCTGTCGCCCGAGCTGCGGCAGGTCGCCGACATGTTGCGGACGGCGTCCGTCGCCGAGGTTGCCCGCGAGCTGGGCATCCCGCGCCGCACCTTCCGTGAGAAGCACCTGGCGCAACTGCGCGAGGTCTTCGCGGCAAACCGCATGGACGACTACCTGCGCTGAACGCGCTCTCCGCCAGTTTGCCCCTGCGCCGCGTAAGTAACTGAAGGCGGCCAGGGGCAACTGGTCAGGAGACACCAACGCGGAGAGGAATCATGGACATCAGCATCGATCTCAACATTCTGGAAGCCGAACCCGCCGCGCAGTACCACGCCAAGGCGGATCGTTACCTCAGCAGCCACCAACTCCTGGACTTCATCCGGTGCCCGTGGCTGCACCGCAAGAAGGCGGTCGGCCTGATCGAGGACTCCGATTCGGCCAGCTACCTCATCGGACGCGCCGCGCACACGCTGATCCTCGAGGGCCGGGATGCCTTTGAGGCGGCGTTCGCGCTGGGCGGCCCCATCAACGAAAAGACCGGCAAGCCGTTCGGTGCGGCCACGAAGGCCTTCGCCGAGTGGGCCGCGATCCAGGGCAAGCCGGTCCTGTCCCACGATCAGATCGATCTGGTCGAGCAGATGCGGTCCGGCGTCGAGATGAACGACGAGGCCGTGGCGCTCCTGCTCTACGGCCGCGCCGAAGGCGTCGTGCGGACCGAGTACTGCGGCACGCCTTGCCAGATCCGTATCGACTGGCTGCACCCGCATCGCGGCATCGTCGACTTCAAGACCTGCGACGACCTGACCTGGTTCGAGGCCGACGCCCGGTGCTACGGCTACCACCGGCAGGTCGCCTTCTACCGGGCCGTCCTGGCCCAGGCCCTCGGCGGCACGCTGGTCCCCGTTCACCTGATCGCGGTCGAGAAGAAGGAACCGTTCCGCTGCGGGGTCTGGCGCGTTGGCGACGACACGCTGGCCCAGGCGCAGCGCGAGAACGAGGCCGCGATCCGGCGTCTGCTCGTCTGCCGCGAACGCGACGAGTGGCCCACTGGCTACGAGGAAATCCGCGTGCTGGACGTGCCGTAGTGGCACGTCCGGTCACGGGCTGAAACCACCACAACGAGAAGGAGAGAAGCAGTATGACCATGTTGCAGCAGATTCACCGGGGACGCAGGCACAACCCGCCGCGCCTCCTGATCTACGGAACCGAGGGCATTGGCAAATCCACCACGGCGGCCGCCGCGCCCAGGCCGATCTTCATCCCCACCGAGGACGGCCTCGACCAGATCGAGTGCGCCAGTTTCCCGCTGGCGACCCGGCTGGCCGATGTCGACACGGCACTGCGCACGCTGATCCAGGAGAAGCACGACTTCGAGACGGTCGTGATCGACTCGGCCGACTGGCTCGAGCGCCTGGTCTGGGACGCGCTCTGCGAACAGTACGGCGTCAACAGCATCGAAAAGGTCGATGGCGGCTACGCCAAAGGCTACACCCACGCCCTCACGCACTGGCGCAAGCTGCTGGGCGATCTCAACACGCTGCGCAACCAGCGCGGCATGTGTGTGATCGTCCTGGCGCACGCCAAGGTCGAGAAGTTCGAGGACCCGGAGTTCAGCGCCTACGACCGCTATTCGCCGCGACTGCACAAGCACGTCACGGCGCTGCTGACGGAGTGGTCCGACGCGGTGCTCTTCGCCACGCGCAAGATCATCACGAAGACCGAGGACGGCGGGTTCGGGCGCGAGCGCACCATCGCCGCCGGTCTGGGCAAGGATGGCGGCGAACGCATCCTGCGTACGGTCGGCAACCCGGCCTGCGTGGCGAAGAACCGCTACGGCCTGCCCGCCGAGCTACCCCTCTCGTGGCCTGCGCTGATGAACGCGCTGGCCGCCAACCCGATGTCCGCAGCCGGGGCGGTCCCGGCGCGGGGTAACGAGTCAGTAACCACCAAGAGCAAGGAGTAACGAGTCATGGCAAACCTTAATGGATTCAATGCGTCCGAAGTCGAACCGACCAGCAACTTTGAACCGCTTCCGGCGGGCAAATTCCTGGCCGCGATCACCGAGAGCGAGATGAAGCCCACGAAGACCGGGAGCGGCAAATATCTGCAGCTCACTTTCACGGTCATCGACGGCCCGTACAAGAACCGCATCCTCTGGGCGCGGCTCAACCTCGACAACCCGAACGCCACGGCGGTGAAGATCGCCCGGTCGGAGCTGTCGGCGATCTGCCACGCGGTGGGCGTCATGCAGCCCCGCGACAGCGTCGAGCTGCACAACCTGCCGCTGGTGATCGTCGTGAAGCTGAAGAAACGCGAGGACACCGGCGAGCTCACGAACGAGATCAAGGGCTACGAGCGGAAGGCTTCCGCCGGGCAGGCGCAGCAGGCCCCGGTGACCGACAACACGCCGCCGTGGAAACGGTAAGGAGGGCGTCATGCCGTTGACGCTTCCTTACCCGCCCAGCGTGAACCACTACTGGCGGCGGGTCGGGCTGCACACCCTGATCAGCCGGGAGGGCCGGACGTTCCGCCGGAACGTCTGCGCCCTTCTCGGCGGGGGCGGCCCGCGCAAGCCGCCGTCCGGCGGGCGCATCGCCCTGGCGATGGACGCCTTCCCGCCCGACCGCCGACGCCGCGACCTGGACAACATCCAGAAGCCGGTGCTCGACGCCCTGGAACACGCAGGCGTGTACGCGGACGACAGCCAGATCGATCTGCTCGTGACGCGCCGCCGTGAGGCGGTGCCCGACGGCAGGCTTCTGGTGACGGTCGAGGAATTTCCCCTGCGGCGCTGCCCCGTATGCGGCGGGCCGCTGCCTGACGAGGATCAAGATGCCCACGACTAAACACACGACCTGCCATCGTCGCCGGAACTGTGACGCGCTCACGCCAGCCATGCTGGCGACGCTCCGTGTCATCCGCCAACTCGGCAAACAGGATGCGGCGCTCGTGTGTCCGACCGCGACGATTCGCGCCTTGTTCCGCCGGGGCGTGATCGACTCTGCGCTCACCATCATCGACGACGCCCAAGGAGGAACATGATCCAACTGCGCCCCTACCAGACCGAGGCGGTCGCCGCCGTCTACGATCACCTGCGCGGACGGGACGACCACCCGTGCGTCGTCATCCCGACGGCAGGCGGCAAGACGCCGGTCATGGCGACGATCTGCCGCGACGCCGTCCAGCAGTGGAACGGTCGCGTGCTGATCCTGGCGCACGTCAAGGAGCTGCTCGAGCAGGCGACCGAGAAGCTCCACGCGATGGCCCCCGACCTGTGGAACAAGATCGAGGTCTATTCGGCGGGGCTTAAGAGCCGCGATACCGAGCACCCGATCATCGTGGCGGGCATCCAGAGCGTGTTCCGCCGCGCGGCCGAGCTCGACCGCTTCGACCTGATCCTGATCGACGAGGCGCACATGCTGCCGCCCGATGGCGAGGGCATGTACCGCACCTTCCTGGCCGAGGCTCGCGCCGTGAATCCCAACGTGCGGCTGGTCGGCCTGACGGCCACACCCTACCGCATGACCACCGGCATGATCTGCGGACCGGAGAATCTTCTCAACCACGTCTGCTACGAGGTCGGCGTGCGCGAGCTGATCGTGCAGGGGTATCTCTGCGGCCTCAAGACCAAGGCCGGACGCCGCAAGGCCGACACCTCTGGCCTGCACATCCGAGGCGGCGAGTTCATCGCGGGCGAGGTCGAGGCCCTGATGGACGACGACGCGCTGGTGCGGTCAGCCTGCGGCGAGATCGTCGAGCATACGCGGGACCGGCATTCGGTCCTGATCTTCGCCGCCGGTGTGCAGCACGCCATGCACGTCCAGCGCACCCTCGGGGAGTTCGGTCACGAGTGCGGGTTCGTTTGCGGCGACACGCTGCCGTTTGAACGCGCCGACACCCTCAAACGCTTCAAAGACGGCGGCATGAAGTATCTGGTCAACGTCAACGTGCTGACCACCGGCTTCGACGCGCCCAACATCGACTGCGTGGCGCTTTTACGGCCGACGAACTCCCCGGGCCTCTACTACCAGATGGTCGGTCGCGGCTTCCGCCTGGACCCGTC